TGCTATACTCGGACAAGCGCCGTATATGACCCGGGAACAGGCTTTGCGGTCTATGGTGCGTTCGTATCATGGAGCAGAGAATGAATTTACCGGAAATATTGCAACTGAATATGGCGTACAAAACGAAGATGGCGCAAGGTGGCAGTATGAACTTGAATCCGGCAACACAGTAACGGATGCTTCTTTTATTGAATATGAAGATTGGTTAGGTGCATCACCGGACGGTTACATTGGCGAAGATGGACTTATAGAGATTAAATGTCCGTTTTCTAAAAAGATAAAGCCTATTGCGGATCAACCACATTATTACAGCCAGATTCAAATTCAGCTTTTGGTCACAGGCAGAACATGGTGCGATTTTTACACATGGACACCAACTGATACCAATATTGAACGCATTGAAATTGACCAAGAATGGCTTGATAAATATTTACCAGAGTTAAGGCAGTTCTATGCCTTCTATTTGTCGGAGTTAGATAATCCAGAACATTTAGAGCCGTTGAGGGCTGAAATTAACAGCGATGAAACGCGGCGTATGATTGACGAGTTAGACCAACTAAAAGAGGCTATCGAAAATGCCACAGAGCGCCGTAAAGAGGTGCAAGAAGAATTGGTTAAAGCCGTTGGAGAACGAAACGCAACGGCGTGGGGCAGGAAAATCACAAAGGTTGAAAAAGAAGGTTCGGTTTCATACGCAAAAATTGTAAAAGAATACTTGCCAGATTTGGATTTATCTGCGTATAAAGGAAAAGCCAGTTCTTACTGGAAAATCACTTAGGAAAAGCTGTAGGAGGCGAATGTGCACGGAATAACAAAAAAATGTCCTATATGTGAAAAAAACAGGTACACAGTAGAAAAAAGACCTAGGGATACATCATATGTTGATGATGAAAATAACTACCTAACGTCTTGTATTGAGTGTTATGCACGTGATTGTGAATATTATGCAGAACGGTGGGCTGAATATTACGCGGATTGTATGTAATGCAACTCCGTCCATACCAAAAGCCGTGCGTCGATAAGACGATTGAATACTTGCGGTCATCCGTAGAGCCGTGCTTGATTGATGCGGCTCCGGCAGCGGGAAAAAGTTTTATGATAGCCGCCATTTCAGACGCATTACATGAAATCAGCGGAGGCAAGAAGGTGCTAAACCTTGCACCGTCTAAAGAGCTTGTCGTGCAAAATCACGAAAAAATGTTGATGACAGGACATCCCGCGTCTATCTTTTCCGCATCTGCTGGAATTAAATCAACACGGCATAATATCGTGTTTGGAACGCCAAAGACTGTATCCAACAGTATAAGCCGCTTCTTGAACGGTTACTGTGCTGTTAACATTGATGAGGCGCACGGAATAACGGATACAATACGTCATATCATTGATTCCATGCGTGAATATAATCCAAACCTGCGTGTTATTGGATGGTCTGGTACGCCGTTTAGAATGAACACGGGGTATATTTACCGGATTGGTGTAGATGGCAAACCTGTACCGGAAGAACAGGCTGTTGATCCATATTTTCTAAAGTGCATTCACAAGGTTAGCGCCAAGGAAATGCTTGAACAGGGCTATATATGCCCTATGGATGTTGGTAGCGTAAAAGAGGGATATGACGCAACAGAACTAAAACCTAACCGCATGGGTAAATTCGATCCGAAAGACTTACATTCTGTGTTTGTCGGCAAGGGCCGCTTAACAGCGTCTGTAGTTGCTGATATTGTTGACCATGCGAGGCATAGGTTTGGTGGGTGCATGATATTTGCGTCAACGGTTGAACATATGCACGAAATAATGGAATCACTGCCACCAGCAAATAGCGGGTATGTGTCAAGCGGCGATGCAAGTGCCGTAGGAGGCACTATACGGGGCCGTGACGCGGTTTTGAAGGCATATCGTGCACAACAGTTTAAATACATTGTGTCGGTTGGTACGCTAACCACAGGCGTTGACGTTGACCATACATCGGTTATTGCGACTGCCAGAAAGACTGAAAGCGCGTCATTGCTCGAACAGATATTAGGCCGCGCGTGGAGGACGCATCCAGATAAAAAACGCGCTTTGTGGCTTGACTACACGGGACAGGTCGATGAGCATTTTCCCGATGGTGATATATACAACCCGAAAATCAATGCACGTCCAGTCAAGCAAGGTGGTGGGATTGTAAACGCTTCGTGTCCAACATGCTCCACGGTTAACGAGTTTTCATCGCGGCCTAATCCAGACGAGTTCCCAATAGACAAAGAGGGGTACTTTGTTGACCTTGCAGGAAACCGAATAGAAACAGAACATGGCGCAATGCCAGCGCATTATGGGCGGCGGTGTTTGGGCGGTTCTATAGTGACTGGCAAATGGGCGCAGTGTTCGTATAGGTGGACGTGCAAGACGTGTGAAGCTTGCGGTGATGATAACGACATAGCTGCACGGTATTGTGGTAGTTGTAAAGCGGAATTGGTGGACCCAAATGCGAAGCTGGACATATCGTTTAGAAAGCTAAAGAAAGACCCGTATCAGCCGCAATCTGATGAAGTGCTAAAATGGGAAGTCAAGGAAACGATAAGCCAAGCGGGTAAAGAAACATACCGCATAGATGCGACAACTCCTTATAGGTCGTTTAGCGTTTGGATATCCAAAGAGCCTAAGCATCCACAAGCGCTGCATCAATTGGAAATGTATTTGGGGTTAGGCGGGGAACCGCCAAATAGCGTGAAATACATCAAGGAAACGAACGGATTTTTTCGGATTATAGGATTTAACACGCCGATAGATATAAATGAGGCGGATCAGGAGTTGTTTACACCATGAAAATACCACCGAATATCCCTCTATACGGCGATCCGACTTGGCGCGGTGAATGTGCGACAGAAACGGCGGAAGCCGTGACGTTCTTCAACGCTATACGTAAAACCAAATGGGGCGGCATAGCTATCCATATTAAGAATGAAGGTAAACGCAAACACGGACAAGCTGCTTGGGATCGTGCGCAAGGTATGGTCAAAGGTGCAAGCGATATTATCATACCGGGGTCTCCTACGTTCGTTTGTGAACTAAAGAGAAAAGATCACACGCGCAGTAAGATCAGCGATGAGCAGGTTGCATATTTGGATGACGCAATGAAAATGGGCGCGTTCGCTTGCGTTGCTTTGGGATGGGAAGCCGCGTGGGAGGCCGTACGCGTATGGGACCAATCATAGGTTTTTTCGGTGAGGTAACCGAGCAAAGCAAACAAGACGCAATTGCATACATTAAAAAAAATGGCTGGACTATGGACGATGTGCGATTAGTGCCTAGTGAGCAATATAAAGCGTATTTAGTTGTTGCAAAGCGGAGACTTTGGTGATAGGGGTGTGGAGGATAGGAGATAAATATGAGTAAACGAGATTGGCCTGTTTGTAAAAGAACGGCAATGGAGAAAAAGCTTTATGAGGCTTTGCAGTCTATGGTTAGGATGAGTATCGCGTCCGGTACTGATGACCGCATAGCGCACAGAATTGCCACTAACGCTTTGGCTGAATATGAGGGAATGACAAATGACAATTAAACGAGAAGTTACTATTGGGGATTGTCGGTTAATCCAAGGCGACTGTCTAGAGGTTATGCCGTTGCTTGGGAAGGTTGATGCGTGTGTCACGGACCCACCATATGGGATTGGTGCTTCGTTAGAGTCTTTTAAAGTTGGGGGAAAGAAAAACAAAAGCAAAGTTTATGACGGGGATAAGAAGTGGGATTCAGAAGTTCCAGTAGATGCTGTAAAGTACATCTTAGATATGGAATGTAGCAAGATCATATGGGGCGGAAATTACTTTGAAGTTCCTCCCTCTATGCGGTGGTTAGCTTGGGATAAGGGGCAAGATGGATTCTCTCTTGCTGACTTTGAGTTAGCTTGGACTGACCAAAACAAGGCGGCAAGAATATTTAGACAGAGCCGAAACAAAGAGCAAAGCAGACAACACCCCACACAAAAACCCGTTGCACTTATGCAATGGTGCCTTGGTTTCCTTCCAGACGCAGAGACGATTCTTGACCCATTCATGGGATCGGGAACGACCGGAGTCTCATGTGCAAAAATGGGTCGCAAATTTATCGGTATTGAGTTAGACCCTGATTACTTCGATATTGCGTGTGACCGCATTCAAAAAGCATACGATCAACCAGACATGTTTGTTGCCCCGCCAGAGAAAGCCGAACAGGGAGGGTTTGAGTTGTGAGATACATGGGATCAAAAGCACGGTATGCAAAACACATTGTACCGTTTTTAATGAATGGTCACGATCAGGATAGATTGTATATTGAGCCGTTCATGGGCGGTGGTAATATGCTGTCAAACGTACCTGCCAAACACAAGTGGGGAAACGATACGGCGGAATATGCTGTTGCATTGCTTGAGGCAGTTGCTAACGGATGGGAACCACCTGAAACGTTGACGCAAGATGAGTACTATGCGATCAAGGCCACCCCTGACGGGTACGATGCGGCTCTGGTGGGTTTTGCGGGTTATTGTTGTTCGTATGGCGGCAAGTTTTGGGGAGGTTACGCGCGAGGTAATACAAACGACGGAACGCCAAGAGATCACGCTAACGAGGCGTATAGAAATATAATTTCACAAGCTTATGGTCTTTCAGGAGTTAAATTCACATGCGGATCATATCTTGAATTAGATATTGATAATGGATCAACGGTTTATTGCGATCCACCATACGAATCCACAACGGGCTACGGAGGTGGTTTTGACCATGTGCAATTCTGGCAGTGGGCCTCTGACCTATCTAAAATATGCCGCGTTTTTGTAAGCGAATATAATGCACCGGATGATTGGAATGCTATCTGGCAGAAGGAAGTTAACAACAGCTTGACCGCCAACACAGGCGGCAAAAAAGCAACCGAGTCATTGTTCGTTTTAAGAGGTGGACTAGCCGATCAAGAAAAGATGGATTTATTCTCTTGACACCCGCCACCACCAATGCTAAAGACTAATTTTTAGGAGAAATACAATGCAAACAGGAACGTTGAGAGAGTTGAATGTGCAAGTGGGGGATGTGGTGGAGTGGATGGATAAGCACACCACACATGAAGTTATTAGCGCGGAAGTTATCGCCAACGGTGAATTGTATGAGGGAGAAGTAAGGGCGCTTTTGGATGGCCGATATATGGGTATTTACGGCGATGAACAATTCCGCATCGTTTCCCGCGCATCAGACAGGCCCAAAACATGGGGTGAAATGACCGCAGAAGAAAAGGGCGCGTTGTTGTTGGCTGATCATGAGGGTAAGGTGATTGAAAACAGTCTTTATGGTGAATCCCCTTGGATAGCGTCCCATCCGCATTGGGCCGATGAATACGCATACCGCGTAAAGCCAGAGCCGAAGGTTGAGACTGTTGATTCTTACTGGTGTCCTAAATGGGGTATGCGGCTACGGAACCCTATATGGGACACAACGCATAAAATCACATTCAATACAATAGACGGTAAACCAGGCGTTAACAGCATTAAAATGGAGGAGTTGTGATGAAAAAACGCACTGAATATTTCCGAGGTCCGACAGACTTTAACCCAACTGGCGACCGTAAAAAAGCGTTTGACCATGCTTACGATCAATATCTAAAAGGCCGCGTTGTGTTGCTGCAAAAGCGCTATGGGTATGGCGACTACGGTTACATTATGGAGGCGAAGTGAATGGAACGATACCTGCAATTCTATTGGGATTTTCTTAAATTCCTAATATACTGCGCCGGATTTGTTGCAGTTATGTATGTTCTGCATTTGGCGGGTGTTGTATGATCCTAAAATTCAAACAGCTACACCCTAATGCCGTACTGCCAGCGTTCGCACATGATGATGATGCTTGCTTTGATATAACCGCAATCAATCGCGGACAAGTCGATCACAATAGCCGTGTTTACGACACCGGACTTGCGGTTGATATTCCAAACGGTTATTATGTGGAACTCTACATTCGTAGCGGTTTAGCATTCAAGCATAATATGATCCTTGCCAATGGCGTAGGTATTATTGATTCTGGATTCATTGGCGAAATCAAGTGCAAGCTAACTTATCTTGGCGAAGGCTTACCATATTGGCCTCGCGTTGGTGATCGCATTGCGCAGGGACGTCTTGTAAAATTAACAAAAACACAAATTGAGTGGGTAAAAGACATTGACAGTACAGAACGAGGTAACGGCGGATTTGGCAGTACGGGGAGTTGATATGAACGATTATCAAAAGTTTATCGCCGTTTCACGATACGCCAGATGGTTGCCGGATGAAGGAAGGCGTGAGACTTGGGATGAGACTGTTGAGCGCTATATGGAGAATATTGTAAGCCCTATTATAAACGATACGGATGACATTAAAAACGCAATCCTTGGCCTTTCCATAATGCCGTCAATGCGGGCAATGATGACCGCTGGACCTGCTGCTGAACGGGATAACACTTGCATTTACAATTGCTCATATTTGCCCGTCGATGATCCAAAATCTTTTGATGAGGCAATGTTTATCTTGCTTTGTGGAACAGGTGTTGGCTTTTCAGTCGAGCGTCAATACGTCAGTAAGCTGCCAGAAGTGCCCGCGTCTATGCGTGACGTTGATAGCGTAATCGTTGTGGACGATAGCAAGGAAGGATGGGCTTATGCTTATCGTGACTTGTTGTCGCTACTGTGGGGCGGGTCTGTGCCCAAGTGGGATGTATCCAAGGTGCGTCCGGCAGGTGCCAAACTAAACACGTTTGGCGGACGTGCATCTGGACCAGAGCCGCTTGTCGATCTTTTCCGATTCACAATTGCCGTATTTAAGAAATCCGTAGGACGTAAATTAACATCAATCGAGTGTCACGATATTATGTGCAAGATCGGTGAAGTTGTTGTTGTTGGCGGCGTTCGTCGTTCAGCTATGATTAGTCTTAGTAACTTATCGGATGACCGTATGCGACATGCCAAATCCGGCCAGTGGTGGTCAACAGATGGACACCGAGCGCTGGCGAACAATTCAACCGCATATACAGATAAACCGGACGCGGAAAGCTTTATGCGCGAGTGGCTATCGTTGATGGAAAGCAAGTCCGGCGAACGTGGTATTTTTAACCGTATTTCTGCAAAGAAACAAGCGGCAAAGAATGGAAGGCGTGATTCTGCGTATGACTTTGGGGTGAATCCTTGTAGTGAGATTATCCTGCGCCCTTATCAATTCTGTAACCTTACAGAAGTGGTTTGCCGAGTGAATGATACATTGGATACGTTGAAAGAGAAGGTACGTATTGCGACAATTCTTGGCACAATTCAATCCACCTATACGCACTTTCCATACTTGCGCGATATTTGGCGTAAGAACACAGAAGAAGAGCGTTTGCTTGGAGTTTCTTTGACGGGGATTATGGATAGTTTCCTAACTAATGGTTTGATTGATAAGTCAACACAGCCAGCTTGGATGGGAATGATTGAAGACGAAGACATGATGCTTGGTGAAATGCTTAACATCTTGAAGCAAGTCGCAATCGACACAAACAAAGAATGGGCGGATAAACTAGGAATACCACAATCAACGGCAATCACGGCTGTAAAACCATCTGGGACGGTTAGCCAGCTTGTGGATAGTGCAAGCGGTATCCACGCGAGGCACAGCGAGTATTACATTCGTACTGTGCGCGGTGACAATAAAGATCCGTTGACGCAATTCATGAAAGCGCAAGGTGTACCAAATGAGCCATGTGTAATGAAGCCGGACGCAACTACTGTGTTTAGTTTCCCGCACAAGTCGCCGGATGGTGCGGTAACACGCAATGAAATGAATGCAATTGAACAGCTTGAGATTTGGCTAACATATCAGCGTCATTATTGTGAACATAAACCATCCGTAACTGTGACGGTACGTGATCATGAATGGCTCGAAGTTGGTGCATGGGTGTATAAACACTTTGACGAGGTGAGCGGCATTAGCTTTCTGCCTCATAGTGATCACACATACCAGCAAGCGCCATATCAGGAATGTACGAAAGAAGAGTACGAATCTGCAATTTCTACTATGCCAGACGTAATAGACTGGTCGGCGTTGTCATTATTTGAAAGTGAAGATAGCACAAAGGGTTCTTCTACTTTTGCGTGTTCTTCTGGATCATGTGAGATTGTTGATCTTTAACCATTGACAGTACCCGTATCATTTGGTATGGGTGCTTATTTATAGGAGGATTTAATGACACTTAACCCACACGAACTAATAAACCTTCCGCACGGCAAGGCAAAACTTGAATTGAAAAAAGCCGGACTGTGGGATGAGACTGCTATTGCAGATGGTAACACTGAGTTTGAGTTTACCGTTGATGTGACCGGATATTATAACCCGTCAGACGAAACGGTAACAATAACAGTCAAAGCAAAAACAAAAGAGGATGCAATTGAAGAAGCATTAGAAGAATGCGACTTTGATGAAATAACAGATTCAAAGATTATATCTGTTGACACAATCAAAGATTGATGATACTAAACCAAACGTTAACAAAAGGAAACGAATATGAAGAAACTAACATCTATTATCGCAGTATTGACGGTATCAGCCTGTACGGCAATCACACCGGCACATGCTGACTTGAAAGAAACACTAACCAATAACTTCAATGCGTCACAGGGTAATCCTACTAAAGTAAGCAAAGAACGTCTAAAACAGTTCTATACGGATAACTTTGAAGCGTCACAGCGTAACAATTAAACAACGGGCGCTTTATGCGCCCTTCATCTACATAATATGGAGGTTAAATAAATGAAACTAACAGTTGAAAAACAAACACTATCAAACGCGCTTGCTAAAATTTCAGGCGTAGTGGAAAAGCGGAATACTATTGCAATTTTATCTAATGTGGCGTTTACGGCAAAGGATAATAAGCTTACTTTGCGTGTGACGGATTTGGACATTGAGGCGACAACGTCAATTGAGGCTGACGTAGCTGAGGATGGTAACGGTACAGTTGCCCTTGATCTACTATCTAAGGTCGTTAAGGGCATGTCTGATAGCCCTGTAGCTATGGTGTCTGATGGTGAACGTTTGCGTGTGTCGTCTGGCCGCAGTAAGTTTAACTTTGCAACATTATCGATTGGTGATTTTCCCGATATTGCAACGCCGGAATATACAGCAACATTTACCCTTGATGCAGATACATTGAAGCACTTGCTGGATAACGCAGCGTTTGCAATGTCCAATGAAGCAACACGTTTTTTCCTAAACGGCATTTACCTACACCGCACCGAAGATGGCATTACAGCAGTTGCAACGGACGGTCACAGGCTTGCAAAGGTTTGGTCTAGTGATTGCATGGATGAATTTCCAGCCGTTATTATTCCACGTAAGGCGGTCAATGAATTGCGCAAGGTAGTCGATTCCGGCGATGTTGAAATTTCGGTTTCCGATAACAAAATCCGGTTTATTCTGGATAATGCGGAAATTATATCAAAGGTTATCGACGGAACATTCCCAGACTATGAGCGCGTTATTCCAAAAGATAACACAGACAGCGCCCGTGTTGATGCTAAGTCTTTCTCACGCACATGTGCTTTGGTTTCGATGATTAACGAGGAAAAATCCAAATCCGTTAAAATGGCTATTGGCGAAGATAGCATTGTCATGTCATCACATAGCGGAGTTAACGAATCAGAGGATGGTATTGAGGCCGTTGTAACTGGCAAACCTGCGTCAATTGGGTTTAACAGCAAATACATGACTGACATTTTGTCAAACGACATTGGAGGCGAAGTTGATATTTTCTATAAATCGGATGATGCGGGGGTTCCTGTGTTAATCAAACCCACAGATGACAGCACGTTTCTTGCCGTTCTAATGCCGATGCGAGTGTAATATGCGCTTAGTAATCAGGACCGATGGTTGAGTATCGGTCGTTTTTGTGGCGTTATATAGGAGATAGATGATGGAGAATAGAACGGGTGACTGGATGCAGACGATTTCAGGGCGTAAGTTTTGGCCCATTGACCCAAGGGCGGAAGAAGTTTACATTGAGGATATTGCACATGCTTTATCAATGATGTGTAGGTTTAACGGTCACTGTACAAGATTTTATAGCGTTGCAGAGCATAGCGTTTACGTTAGCTTGCTTGTTCCTGTTGAGGATGCGGCGTGGGCTTTGTTGCATGATGCAAGCGAGGCTTATATTGCAGATATAGTAAAGCCAGCAAAGCCACACATTGAGGGATATAAAGAGGCAGAAAGTCGTATAATGAATGCCGTATGTCAGAGTTTCAATCTTCCGCTTGAAATGCCTAAATCTGTAAAAGATGCGGATTGCACAATATTGGCCGATGAGTCAGAACAGGTAATGGGGCCAAAACCATCCGATTGGAATTTACCATTTAAACCATCGGGAATAAAAATAGTCGGATACAGTCCAAGTGAAGCAAAAACCTTATTTTTGAACAGGGCTGACGAACTAGGTCTAATTAATAAGAAAGGTAAAAAATGAATTATCGATTAGGATTAACGGCTCCTCCAATGAAAGAGCAAATCCCGTCATTAGACCAAGATGATGCTGACCAATTCGACAAGGATGTGCAAGCGATATACCGACTCAAGTTACGTGAAATAATCACAGAGTCGGAGTCTCGTAAAGCGTGTGACCGACTGGCGAAGGCAATAAACAGGGCTTCGTAAGAATACCAGCAAATACCCACAGCCCGCGTCGATTTAGTGTTGACGCGGGTGTTTTTATGTGGTTATGTGTGGGTGTTCATAATTTAAGGAGTGAATGATATGGCTAAATGGATAGACTGGACTGGATGCAAAATACCACCAGTAAAAGACAATGAAGAATTTAAGGTGCAGTTTCGACACGAGACAATAGGTGTTGCGGAAGAGCGCGGATGGGTTCAAGAGGGTAAATTTGGAATTTGGGACCATTTTGATTGTAGCGGTGACATTATTGCTTACAAAACCAGAAACAAAAAACCCGCCTAGCGCGGGTTTCTTTTTATCCAATCGCGTCCTTCATCGGTTAAGAACGCCGTACCTAGTTGCCAGCCGACTAACCCTTCACCCATAAGTTTATAATACCAAGAATACCGCCGCTTATGATTGTGTGGCTTGGTCGCCAATATCAGTAATCTTCGCTTGCGTGTGTTATTCATATTTTCTCACCGCGTTCCAGCATATCAATCATATCATCTATGAAAAACTGCATCTTGCGCAAGTCATAAAGCAAATCCGGCCCATCCTTTTCACCAAGTCTGTAACACGCCTTAAATACATTCCCCCGTGCGAAAGACATCCCCTTATGCGATATAAGATGTTTAAGTTCAGATGCGTGTTCGGGTAGCTCGTAATATTTAGTTGCGCCTCCGTCTGATTTTACCGTCATATCAGAACCATTCCGTCAGCCTATCTTTCTGACCATCATGCGGACAATGAATAAACGCCTCAACAGCCTGTCTGTTTACATAGCCGTTTCTATCATGCCAACCGTCCGGTGCACTTGGCGATCTTACATATTCAGCTTGTAACCCGCTACCCTCTGGGTTGCATGCACCTGTGTTAATCTGCGTAAATGCGATATGGTCTTTTTCCGATTGAAACACATCAACGCCACGTCTATTTCTAATCTTATGATGAAAATGATGCAGATAAGCATATAACAAATCTGTATTGGTTAGCATGTGTCTAGCTTCACGCAAGAATAAAGACGTTAGCTTTTCCTCTTTTGCCCCATCGCCATGAGTGAACAGCATACCGTTTCGACCGTATCCGTAATATTTACGGTGACGCTCTGACAAATTATAATCGGTCGCACGGACGTTTGTATGTCCTTTCATTGCAGCCGCTATAGTTTGAGATAAAGCCCATCCAGAGCGCCAATCGTGATTTGACATGCAGTGTACTAGATCAACATCAGCAACAGACGCACATAAACCAATTGCGTCAATGCTTGCGTGTTGTGCTGCCCTCCATGCTGTGAAGTATGTACCCGCTGTGTCTTGCGGTGTTCCAGCAGTGCTAGATTTACCGTTATCGGTATGTAAAATATCGTTACCCATAACAAATACAATACGACCAACATCATCGGCGCGATTTAATAGCGACCGCGTACCTTCGATTGTTCTATGACGTGCAACCTCTACATTATATTCGTGGTTTGTCTCACTGGTAACGCACAATTTATCAAAGTGAACATCGGCAAGATCGACAACTAAAAGCTTGTCGCCTTTAGCACCGTGATTAACACGCGGCGCGAATAACTTCTGATCTAGCGGCTTGTAATCCGCAAGGCTGTCTGTAAATTCAGCAACAAAGTCTCCGTCGGACTTTTCTTTCGTGTGCATGACGGAATGGGTAACGGAACCGTCCTTATGCGTCTTTGTCCATACCACAGACGCGGGCGTGTCGGCACCCACTGCGCGAGCGCCATCGGTTAGCGCTTTTGGACTAGAGGACCACTTCCTCGCGCGTTCCAATCTGCCCTTAACGCTGTTTTCAGATATACCAAGTTCTTCAGCTATTTCCTTGCGCGTCATGCCTTGGTTTTGCATATCCAGTGCTTGCTGTTGTTCGTGGGTCATCTCCACGTCTCCTCGCCGCTAATAATACCATTGTCTACCAGCGTTTTTCGTGTTTTGCTATTCAGCCAAAAATCGAACCACTTGCCCTTGCGTGGGTTCATTTCTGACCGTTCGCTACTGCCGCCAGCCGCGCGGAATCCTTCCTCGTACGACTGGCGCATA